CCAAAGGGGCATACGTAGGCATCCAGCAAAGCCCTCTTATCATGCACCAACTGGTCTGTTTCACGGTACCAGTAGTCCGAAATACGCGAAACGATGCGCTCAGAGCCTATTCCCGCCTTATTAAAGGGATGGACGGTAAAAGTGGGGTCGTGTGCTGCTATATTGGCGATAGATTGGTCGAGATAGCCAAAAACAATATTGGCTTTATTGCGAATACCGGGATCAGAGGTATCTCCCATATTGTATCGCATCTCTTCTTTTTCTCTGGTAGTGGCTGCTTCATTATTATACTGCGCCACCAAAACCTTGGAAGGCTCAAAAATAGGCCGCCAATAGTCTATAGCATGGTCGAGCTTGCGCTTCCACCACTCAAGCTGACCACTTCTTTCTTTAGGGTATGTTACCATTTTACTTTATTAGCCCAATAAGCAGCAGACATATTGCCTTTAGCAATATTTTTTGCGTGTCTGGCTTTAAAGCTTTTGCGTCTGGCTTTTTGTTTTTTAGTAGAAGGATTACTGCCAGCACCGCTGACCCCTTGCTGCCCAAAGCGTATCAGCTTTACTTTGTCACCCTTTTTTGCTAAAACAGCATGAGATTTTTTGGGATGTTTAGGAGTGCGTTTGGGCTTATTGTATCCCGAAAATGTAGTGCCACCTTTTTTAATAGCCATTGTTATTAATATCCCATTTTCTTAGCCGATCTCTTAGGAGCCTTCTTCTTCTTCTTTTTTTTACGAGCAGCAGTAGCCGCTTTCTTACCCGCAGCGGTATACGGATAGGATTTTCCATTTACTTTCGGCATGATAAATCTCCTAGATATAGGTATCTAATATCAATTATCCGCAAAACTCCCGGTCATTGCAACTACTATTTTGCTTGTTAGATATCGACCAAGGACCAATAGTCCTCTTCGGGCGGCAGTTCCATAGGCTGGTGATTGCCAGCGATAGGAGCTTCGTTGAAGACATGCTTGCCTCGGCTACGCCGCTCTGAGCGACTGATGATCTCATCGAAGGTGTAGTTGCGAGGGGTCCACTCTTCCCGTGGAGAGGGAGGGACTGCTCCCCCTCTAAGCTTCTCCAGTGCCAGACCCAGCAGGGAGAAGCAGTCAACCTCATCATCATGCTTGAAGGTGGGGAACTTGATGAGGGTTTCCTGTACATCGGCTACCCAAAAACGATCTTTGGGAAAGAAGACCTTCCCCTCCTGCGCCCTACCCTGTATCGCTCTGGCACGTACCGTCTTGTCCTTGGAGGGAGTGAACTGCTCCCGAAAGCAGTATATACCCCTCTCCTTCATGCGCTGTGAGAGGAAGGGACCGACAGAGTTGAGGATCTGCCCCCGCTCCTCGCACCACATGACGGGCTTCCACTTCTTCATAAGGTCTATACAGGACTCTATCCACTCTACAGGCTTTGCCCTCTTCTTCCAAACATCGCAGACATAGATGTTCTCTTCGGTATCTACGGCAAATATTATGTGGACGGTGAAGTCAGACCCCCTGCGCTCAGAGGTGGCATAGTCGGAGCATCCATAGAACCGCAGTTCGGAGATAGGCGGCATGTCTACCAGTTCATTGCGCCCATAGGTCTTAAACCAATCCATCTGAAAGTAATCGCCATGATCTACGGTGGGAGACTGCTGGTAGAGTGCTTGGAACTCCCGGTTTTGAAGGACAGACTCTACCTCCTTCAGTGCCGTAGTATCGTACCATTGGGGCCATAGAGCCTCTCCCGGCATTCGCCCCAATGGATCGTCTTCCTTGGCGATAGCAGGTAGGTTGAGCGTTTCCCACGGTGGTACGTTGGGATCATCTTCGGCTTGCTTGAGCAATCGCCCTGCAAGGTCATCATCATGCCATCGGGTCATAATGACTACGATAGAAGCATGAGGCATAAGGCGGGTAAAAGCGGTGGAGCGATACCAGTTCCATATGCGCTCTCTCTCCGCAAGGCTATCTGCTTCCTCCCGGTTCTTATGGGGATCATCAATGAGGAGGATCTTAGCACCACGACCCGTAGTAGCTGTGCCTATGCCTACGGCGAAGTATTCGCCCCTATGACCTTCGATCTTCCACTTGTGGGCAGCAGCAGCATCTGTGGCAAGCTCTATCTCTGGGAAGATGCGCTTGTATTCTTCGGAGTCTACGATGTTACGTACATCGCGCCCAAAGTCAGAAGAGAGGTCTTGACCATACGAAGCAGTGATAATGGGATCATCGGGATGCCGCCCTATATACCAAGCAGGGAAACGGCGAGAGGCCAACTCGCTTTTGGTATGGCGCGGCGGCATGGTGATCATCAGCCTACGGCACTCACCTCGCTCTACACGCTCCAGCGCATCGGCAATAAGCTCATGGTGACGAGCTTGCTCAAAGTCGGGAAAGGTCGCCTTAGTAAAAGGCAACAACCTATTAGCCGCCTCCCGCCTCTTGAGGATAAGCTGTGCGGCTTTTACCGCATCAAGCTGTTTCTGCGAGTTGCTCAACCTCACCTTCCTGTGTGCCTATCTCCACGCCTTCAGAGACATCGAACTCCGCAGGGACAGCATTCTGCTCTACGATCTTCAGCAGTGCCTCCGTAGACATGTCATCCAATGTCTTCTTCTCTTCTATCGTCTGATGGATGACCGCTGCCTTCGGTGCGTGTAAACCAAGAATCTTACAGCGTTGGTCGATACACCACTGGATCTTATCCAGCCACTTGGTGTCTCCAGCAGGGCTAGAGGAGTTTGTCTTCGACGTAAAGCTGGTATTGCCCGTATTCATCTCCGTAGTCGAGGACTTGCCCTGCTGAGAGAGGTGATAGCCTTCCCACGCCACTTTCTCCAGATGATCCACCTTCGCCAACTGCATAGCCTTCGCCGCATTGAAATCAAACAATGCTTGGCTCTGCCATGTCTGCTGAAGCTCTGCAAGAGCCTTCTGAACCGTAGCACGGCTAATAGAAAGCTCTTCGGTCATCTCTCGTTGCGAACGACCCTTGAGATACATGTCGGCCAACCGTGCCGCATCAAAAGCCTTCTCCAAGGTCGTGCGCTTCCTCTTAGGGTTCGTACTGACGGGCTTAATCCTTCTGGGCATCGTCTATGATCTTTCTCAAGTCATCATAAGGGAAAACCGTCTGACAGGCTCTACAGACATACTCATACGTCTGTAACTTCCAAATAACTCGCGTTTCTGGATGATCACAGCCCTCAGACAACTTCCGCATCGCCATATGAGCATCGGGCCACTCTAAATACACCCTATCCGCAATATAGGTTCCATAAACATGCGGAACATACTCTTCCATCAAAACAAAGTGCGCTGGGCGTATTCACTCTCAGGCACCAAAGCCTTCATAGCCGAAATCATTTCATTTCTACGCTCTGGACTGAAAATAGAATCCGCATCCTTCAAAAACGTATCAACAATACTGACAGCACACAGACGCTCCGATACAATCTCATCAGAATACGCCAAAGCATCTTTGCCATTCATAAGATCGTCGCTATCGTTGTACCGTCTTCAGAAGTCTCATACAGAACATTGAACTCCTCATCCAAGTGAGACTCAACCTTCTGCCCCATCGGAAAAACATCTTCAGCCTTCTGAACCCTGACCTCTATAGCCTGTGGTTGCTCCTCCTCCAAGAACTGCGCAATACGATTGTTCGTCGGCAGAAAGGGAACATCATCACCCTGCAACTGGCGCATCAGACGTTCATGGTCATCCAGATTCTGATTAGGGTCCGACATATAAACCTCCCAATGATATACGTATTTATACACACAATATACGAATATGTTCCATGTGAAACATACATAATTTTTTTATATGGGGTAATAGTGGGAGGAATATGGTCTGTATTGTGTAGGTGTATTAAATAATAAATTACATGACAGCGGGGGAACGACGATTCGGCGGGGGCATTATGCAACGGGGGAATCGTCTGTCAGAATCAGCCCAAAATCGTCTGTCAGACAAGTCTGTTCGTCTGTTTTGGGCCGATCAGAGCCTAAACAGTGCGCGTCATAACGTGTGCTGTTCAGTTCAAGATTCTTTGAACGCGTCTGATGGATGATATCCATGAGAATCTGAGCCGTAGGGAACTGAACTAAGCGGCTCACCCTGCTGTC